AGCACGACCATCCTGCAATCGACGGCGGCAGACGCGCCGCAGCCGGAAGCGCTGCTGCCGCATGGCGCCGAGCTGCTCCGCTCGGACGTATTCCCGGCCACCCGCTTTGAAAACATGCGCGCCGACGTGCGCGACCGCTACAAGCCGCAGTACCGCGCCTTCGTCATGTGGCGAAAGGCCCGCGCCGCCGACAAGAGCCAGGCCGAGATGCAGCCCTGGGTTGACTACGACCCGATCGCCATCGACGAGTCCGTCGAGCGCTGGGCGCGTCCCGTTGGCCGCTACTGCGGGGACTGAGCCATGAAGCGCTTCTGCTGCGACGGTCGCTGTTCGCAAGGCCGCCAATGCCCAGCGTTCGCGCCGGGCGTGATTGAGGGTCCGTACTCCAAACGGAACAGGTTCTGGCGCGCGCTGCTGCGCTGGATCTTCGGCTCCGGCCCATGACGGATGCCGGCCCGGCGACGAGAACCCAGACCACGAAACATCCCAAGGAGAAACACTATGAAATTCGAGAAGGCAGTGAGGAAGAAGGCCAGGCTTCGCCTCGCGCTGACAGGCCCGAGCGGATCGGGCAAGACACACGGCGCGCTGCTGATTGCCAAGGGCATCGGCGGCAAGGTCGCCGTGATCGACACCGAGAAGGGCTCGGCGAGCCTGTACTCGCACCTGGCGGAGTTCGACGTACTCGAACTGGCGCCGCCCTACTCGCCCGAGCGCTTCATCGAGGCCGTCGATGCGGCTGAAGCGGCCGGCTACGACGTGCTGATCCTCGACAGCGTGACGCACGAATGGACGGGCGTCGGCGGCTGCCTAGAGCTGGTCGATGAGGTGGCACGCGCCAGATACAAGGGCAATAGCTGGTCAGCCTGGAACGACATCACGCCGCGCCACCGCGCGTTCCTCGATGCGCTGCTGCGATCCCGCATGCACGTCATCGCCACGATGCGCAGCAAGACAGAGACGACGCAGACCGAAGAGAACGGCCGCAAGAAGGTCGTGAAGCTGGGCATGAAGGCCGAGCAGCGCGACGGATTTGAATACGAGATGACAACCGTGCTGGACATTGTTCACGATGGCCATTTCGCCATCGCCAGCAAGGATCGCACGGGCCTATTCCTGGGCGACCCGAAGCCGATCAGCGAGGACACCGGCCGCACGCTGCTGGCCTGGCTGGAGACCGGCGCCGAGGCGACGGCCGGAATACTGGCCGAGCTGCAGCAGGCGACCAAGAGCGGAACCGACGCGCTGGTCGCTGCCTACAACCGGCTCAAGACTCAGACCGGCTTCGCTGCCCTATGGAAGTCCGAGGGCGCCGCGCTCAAGGCTGCCGCCGCCCGCAACGACCCCGACGGCAATGCCGACGACACCCCGGCCGACGAGCCGGCGAACGTTGACGCGGCCGGCACCTATCAAGGAGAACCCGCGTGAAGAACCTTTACTTCGACATCGAGACAATCCCGAGCCAGATCCCCGGAATCCTTGACGAGTTCAAGGCGGCAGTGACCGCGCCGGCCCAGTACAAAAAGGCCGACAGCATCGCTGAATGGCTGCGCGAGAACCGTGAGGCAGAGGCAGAGCGCCAGTGGCTGAACACCTCCTTCGACGGCGGCCTCGGCCAGGTCTGCGTGATCGCCTTCGCGCTCGACGACTCCGATCCGATCAGCTACGCGGTCGATGACCTGTCCATCGCTGCCGAGCGCAAGGTGATGCAGGACTTCTTCTGCGCCGTGCTCGACGCTGGCACTGGCCCGCGCTTCATCGGCCACAACGTGATCGGATTCGACATCCGCTTCCTGTGGCAGCGCGCGATGGTGCTGGGCGTCAGGCCGCCCTTCCGTTTCCCGCGCGACCCGAAGCCATGGAGCGATCAGGCGTTCGACACGATGACCGCATGGTCGGGCGTGAAAGACCGCATCAGCATGGATCGTCTGTGCCGCATCTTCGGCATCGACGGCAAGGACGACATGGACGGATCGAAGGTATGGCCGATGGTCCGGGATGGCCGGATCTCCGAGGTCGCCGACTACTGCTGCGGCGACGTGCGCCGCACGCGCGCCATCTTTAAGCGCATGACCTTCGCGGAGGTCGCATGAGCATGAAGATCACCAAGGCGCAGTTGCGCGCCTGGGGCGCATGCCGCGACGGCTACGAGTGGTTCTTGCGCCGGTTCGAGAGTGGCGAGGCCGAATATCAGACGGTGCTGGATGCGATGGCGGCAGATGACCGGCCCAGCGATGCGCACTGGCTGATGGACCATGCCGGCGCCGACACCACAGCGGTGCTGGAGGTCGAAGCCATCGCCAACACGAAGCACCTCTTCTTCGCCGGCTCCGTCGTGGTGAAGTTCAGCGCGGAGCTTGGCGGCGCGCTGCGCGCCGGCGAGGGCATCGAGGCTGGCGAGGTCATCACGGCTGGCTTGGGCATCACGGCCGGAGAGGTCATCAAGGCCGGCGAGATCATCGCGGCTGGCTTGAGCATCACGGCTGGCGAGGTCATCGCGGCTGGCGGGAGCATCGAGGCCGGCTTTGGCATCACGGCTGGCGATGGCATCGCGGCTGGCGGGAGCATCGAGGCCGGCGATGGCATCGCGGCTGGCGGGAGCATCGAGGCCGGCGATGGCATCGCGGCTGGCGGGAGCATCGAGGCCGGCTTTGGCATCGCGGCTGGAGGGAGCATCAAGGCCGGCGAGGTCATCAAGGCCGGAGAGGGCATCAAGGCCGGCGAGATCATCAAGGCCGGAGAGGGCATCAAGGCCGGCGAGATCATCGCGGCTGGCGGGAGCATCGAGGCCGGCTTTGGCATCGCGGCTGGAGGGAGCATCAAGGCCGGCGAGGGCATCGAGGCTGGCTGGGGCGTCGCGGCTGGCGGGAGCATCGAGGCCGGATGGGGCATCACGGCTGGCGGGAGCGTCGCGGCTGGAGAGGGCTGGGCCTGCTTCGCGGGCCTTCGCATCCGCGTCGCCAACTGGCCGTCGCAAGCCAAGGTGACAGCGAAGACCAAGCCGAAGAACCTGCACGGCGGCTGCTGGATCAAGCCGCCCGCCGAAGCCGAAGCGCAGCAGCGGGAGAAGCCATGAGCAGCCTCAACAAGGTGATTCTGATCGCGCGCCTCGGCCGTGATCCCGAGATCCGATACCTGCCGGCCGGAACATCCGTGGCGAACCTCTCGGCCGCCACCTCGCGCAACTGGAAGGACAAGCAGAGCGGCGAGAAAGTCGAAGAGACCGAATGGCACCGCCTAGTGGCCTACGACCGCCTCGCCGAAATCATGGGCGAGTACCTCAAGAAGGGCTCACTCGCCTACTTCGAGGGCCGCCTGAAAACGCGCAAGTGGCAGGACAAGGACGGCACCGACAAGTACACGACCGAGATCGTCGTCGAGCAGATGCAGATGCTCGGCGGGCGCGAGGGCCAGGGCGACGGTGGTGGCGCCCAGCCGCAGCAACAGCGCCGCGCGCCCTCACCCGCGCCGGCGCCTGCGCAAAACGCCTACGCGGCGGCCAAGACCGGCCGGGCGCCACCGCCGAAGACCGGCACCGGCTTCGACGACATGGACGACGACGTACCCTTCTAGATTGGAGAAACACATGATCCGCAAGCAAGCAGTGAAACCCAAGCGTCTGGCCGCCTACGAGAAGGCCATTCTCTCTTCCATGCAGTTCGAGCTGAGCGGCACCAGCGTCAAGCCGATCAAGCTCGAAATCTGACGACTAGCGATGCTGTTCCGCACCTTTGTTCTCCGCGACGAGCCCAACGCTCGCCATCTCTGGGCTTTTCTGAAGTCCAACTGGCGCGCGCTGGCCGGCACCGGCCGCCCGCTGTCAGTGACGGTGGCCGAGCACAAGTCGAAGCGGACGCTGGAGCAGAACAAGCGCTACTGGGCGATCTTGAACGAGATCGCTGAGCTGGCCTGGGTGAACGGCAAGCAGTACAGCGCCGACGCATGGCACGAATACTTCAAGGGCCTGTTCATCGGCTACGAGGAAACGCCGGACGGCCGCCGTGCCGGCATCTCGACAACGACGCTCAGCGTGGCCGAGTTCTCCGACTACATGACCCGCATCGAGCAACACGCCGCCGACGAACTCGGCCTACCAAATACCTGACCCCAAAGGACGACACCACTATGAGTTACGCGCAGTTCTTGGACCGCAAAACCCAACTAGACGGCAATCACGGATTTGCCCCGGTGAGTATGCCGTCGTGGTTGTTTGACTTTCAGGCCGATCTGGTGGAGTGGGCTTTGCTCAAGGGCCGGGCGGCAGTATTCGCCGACTGCGGACTAGGTAAGACCGCCATTGAACTGGTATGGGCTGACAACGTGGTGCAGCGCACTGGCGGGCGCGTGCTGCTGCTGACCCCGCTGGCCGTGACGCACCAGATTGCCAAGGACGCGGAGAAGTTCGGCATTGAGGCCAAGGTGTCGCGCAACGGCGTGCCACACGCTGGCATCACGATTACGAACTACGAGAAGTTGCACCTATTCGACGCGACGCAGTTTGTCGGAGTGGCGTGCGACGAGAGCAGCATTCTCAAGAGCTACAGCGGCGCAACGCGCGGCGCTATCACGGCCTTTGCTCGCAAGCTGCCCTATCGCCTGCTGGCGACGGCCACGGCCGCGCCAAATGACTTCACGGAGTTGGGCACCTCAAGCGAAGCCCTGGGCTACCTTGGCCACATGGACATGCTCAATCGTTTTTTCAAGAACGACATGAACAACAGCGCCCAGGGACGCATCGGTGGCGAGGTCATCAAGTGGCGCCTGAAGGGACACGCCGAATTGCCATTCTGGCGCTGGGTATGCTCCTGGGCGCGTGCTATGCGCCGACCGTCTGACCTCGGGTTTGACGATGCGCGTTTCGTGCTGCCTGAACTGCGCGAGGTTGAGCATGTTGTCGAAGCTGAGACTGTGGCGGACGGTTTTCTTTTCGCGCTGCCCGCCGTTGGCCTGGATGAGCAGCGCGAGGAACGGCGCCGCACGTTGAAGGATCGATGCGCGCGGGTGGCCGCTCTTGTGAACCCGACAGGCCAGCCGGCGCTTGTGTGGTGCCACCTGAACGACGAAGGCGACCAGCTAGAGGACTTGATCCCCGACGCAATACAGGTCAGCGGCGCCGACACCGACGACAAGAAGGAAGGCAAGCTGCTGGACTTTGCCGAGGGCCGCGCCCGCGTGCTGATTACCAAGCCGAAGATCGGCGCGTGGGGACTGAACTATCAGCACTGCAACCATATCACGTTCTTTCCATCGCACTCGTTCGAGCAGTATTACCAAGGCGTGCGGCGGTGCTGGCGCTTCGGACAGCAGCGCCCGGTGACGGTTGACATAGTGACCACAGAAGGCGAGCGCGGCGTGCTGCGCAACCTGCAACGCAAGGCCGAGCAGGCCGACAAGATGTTCTCTAACCTCGTGGCCGAGATGAATGCCGCCCAGGCAATCGACCGCGCTTCCGCTTTCACCAAGACTCAGGAGATACCGCAATGGCTGTGCATGACCAACTGATTACCGACAAGTTCGCCCTGTATCACGGGGACTGCGTAGAGGTCATGCAAGGCATGCCCGACGCCTGCGTTCACCTCTCTGTCTACTCGCCGCCGTTCGGCGGGCTGTATCACTACAGCAGCAGCGAGCGCGACCTGTCGAACTGCGACGACTACGACACGTTCTTTGAGCAGTACGCATTCTGCGTGCGCGAACTGAACCGCATCACTATGCCAGGCCGCGTGACCGCCGTTCACTGTATGGATGTGCCACGCAGCAACAGCGGAACCGACAGCTACATCGACTTTCCCGGCGACATCATCCGGCTGCACGAGCGCGAGGGCTGGCTTTTCGCCGGGCGTCGCATGATCTGGAAAGAGCCGCTTGCGGTGCGGCTGCGCACCATGCAGAAGAACCTAGCGCATCAGTCGCTTGTCGAGGATTCGATCGACTGCGGCGTGGCGGCTGGCGACCAGTTGCTGACATTTCGCAAGCGTGGCGCAAACCCGGTGCCGGTGGCGCACCCGGTGGGCATGCTTGACTATGCAGGCGACCGCACCCCGCCTGGCGATGTGATGCGCTATCGCGGGTGGAAAGGCAAGCAAACCGAAAACCGTTTTTCGCATTGGATCTGGCGGCAGTACGCGGATTGCATGTGGGATGACATTCGCATCGAGCACGTTTTGCCATTCCGAGAGGCGCGCGACGGCGAAGACGAGAAGCACGTTCACCCGTTGCAGCTTGATGTGATCGACCGATGCGTGCAGCTTTTCAGCAATCCAGGCGAAACCGTGTTCACGCCATTCATGGGCGTCGGGTCCGAGGTCTATAGCCCGGTACTGCTGGGCCGGCGTGGCGTGGGCGTGGAGCTGAAGGCCAGCTACTACCGGCAGGCGTGCAAGAACGTCGGCGCTGCTGCGGCTGGCGTGAAGATCGGGGCAGAGACTGACGATCTACTACTGGACGCGGAAGCCGAGGCGCGTATTGACGCCTAACGCAAATCTAACCGGCTTGCGCCGAGTGAGGAGCTGAAATGACCACAGAACCTGCCGGCGCAAGTCCGGTTGAGTGCCGGCGGGTTAGGCCGATGAAGCCAAGCCAAGCTGCCATTGATTGGGCCGCGAAGATGCGATTCAGCGCGCTTGCGAGCAACGAAACAATCATAGAGTCCTACGAAGCGCACAAGAGATTGTTGGTGAAGATCGCGGCGCGGAAGAAGCTGCCTAACGCAGAGTTGAGCCGCCGTACTCGGTCGGATCGAATTGCGTGTTAGCCGGCTCTTTCCGAAGCGAGAAAAACACTTGATCCACTACCACGGACTACCGATAACGCCAGCGACGGCCGCAAACAAAGCGGTTGAGGCCGGGCACGCCTTCGTGAGCTACGCGCACGCCGACCAACTGTGTGTTGCGGTTGATGTGTGCCAGAGCTTCGCCGTGGACAACGGCGCCTTCAGCGCCTGGAAGAAGGGCGAGCCCGTGCAGAACTGGCGCGGCTACTACGAGTGGGCTGCCGCCTGCAAGATGGTGCCGGCCTGTGACTTTGCCGTGGTGCCCGACGTGATAGACGGCGACGAGGCAGCAAACGACGCGCTGCTGGCTGAATGGCCGCTGCCGCGCTGGTTTGGTGCCCCGGTATGGCACATGCACGAAAGCCTTGAGCGCCTTGAGCGCCTGGCGACAGCGTGGCCCCGCGTGTGCATTGGCAGCTCGGGTGAGTTTGCAACTATCGGCACCGCCGCATGGTGGGGCCAGATTGCCCGCGCCATGCGCGTGGTTTGCAACGACGAAGGCCAGCCGCTGGTGAAGTTGCACGGCCTGCGCATGCTGAACCCTAAAGTGTTCACGCGCCTGCCTTTCGCCAGTGCGGACAGCACCAACATTGGACGGAACATCGGCATTGACCAGGCCTGGCGCGGCAACTACATGCCGCCCAACAAAGACATGCGCGCAGCCGTGATGCGCAGCCGCATTGAGGCACACAATGCGCCCGCACGCTGGGGCTTCACTGTCCCGGAGTTTCAACCCGCAGACCGAGGAAGCCTGCTGTGACCCTGACCTTTGCTGTTCTGGTATACGCCGCCGCTATGGCCCTGGCGAACCTTTCCGTTGCCACCTGGGGGCCGTGGGTGAGCCCGATCAATGCCTTTGTGCTGATCGGCTTGGACCTAGTGCTGCGCGACTGGCTGCATGTGCGCCTGAAGGCGTGGCAGATGGGCGCGCTGATCGCAAGCACGGGCCTGCTGACCTATGTTCTGAACCCTGCGGCTGGGATGATCGCGGTGGCGAGCGCATGCGCCTTCAGCGCCGGCGCGCTGGTGGACTGGGCGACCTTCACGCGGCTGCGCGGATCGTGGCTATTCCGTGCCAACGGCTCGAACGTGGCCGGCGCGGCGGTGGATTCGCTGATCTTCCCGACGCTGGCCTTCGGCGTGTTGATGCCGCACATCGTGGCCTTGCAGTTTGCGGCGAAGGTGGCAGGAGGCGCGATCTGGGCCGCGCTGCTGGCACGCACGGTGCAACGAGATGCGGAAGCCTTCTAACGCAGAAGTAACCGGCCTTGGCCGCAACAGGAGCAACGATGACTGATCAAGAAACGCCGGCAAAGGTACGGTTGGCTGACGGGTTAGGCCCGTTGTAACCGGAGCGAGATGATGACTGAAGACCAAGTGCGCGAGATGGTGAAGGGGTGCGGCCTTGACTGGCAGCGCGGATACATGCCGCTGTTCGATGGCGACCCGACAAACCGCTATGCGGTTCTGGTCAATGCCGCCCGAACGAACGCCCTGCAAACTGCCGCCCGCTGGGTGGACGAGGAAGTAGGCCGCGCTGCGCAAGAAGGCTGGGGCGTTGAGGCGCTGCAAGCCCTGATGGCAACGCGCGACATGTTGAGGGCGCACGCCGATATGCAGGAGACGACCGTTGAGGCAAGACCAAGCACCGACACGCCAAGATGGCGCGCTGGTGCCGAAGCGAGATGAACGTGAACGACGACGAATTGATTTTGGTCCTGCACGACCTGCTGGAGCGCGTGGAGAAGGAGCGCAGCCTGAACGCTGCCGCCGCGCACATGCTGCTGACAGAAATGGCAGAACTTGCCGCCGAAGATCGCGGCGCATTTTTAGAAGAGGAAGCGCTGTGACTGCTGATGACCTGATGCGCCTGATTGGCCGCTACACCGAAGCGTGCGACTACCTGCTGCCGTGCCCAGCCTGCCAAGGGGAGCAGCGGCCATGACGCTGGAAGAACGCATAGCCGAGCTGGTGAATCAGCACGGGAGCCTGCGCGCACTGGCCCGTGTGATGGGGTGCTCGCCGCCGTACATCTGCCGGCTGCGCGCTGGCGTGACAAAGAACCCCGGGCCGGCAGTGCTTCGTAAACTGGGCCTGCGCCGGGTTGTAACCTATGAGCGCCTGAAGCGCCCTGACGCAAAGCTAACCGGCCTACAAGGGCCGCAAAGGAGTAGACGATGACCACTGAAGCTGAGGGCTCTTGTGGGTCCGCGTTGAGCGAGGGGTTAGGCCCGCTGCCGCCAACCAGCTATGTAATTGGCATTGAGGGTGACGGGTACAACGCCGACCACCTCACCCGTTGGCCCGCGTGGGAGGAAGACTCCGTGCGTGCCTATACCCTGGACGAAGTTACGAAAGCTGTGGCCGACGAGCGCGAACAATGCGCTTGCACTATTGATGCCATGTGGAACGAATACAAGGCATCGCACCCAAGCTACCGCACGGACTACCAAGACGGCTATCTAGACGCGCTGGATGCGGCAGAGCAGCGCATTAGAGGGCCTAACGCCAGGGTAACCGGACCCCAACAGGCCGCGCAGGAGTAGCCGAAGCGAGACAAAGCGGCCGGCCTGTTGTGGGTCCGGTTGACCCGACAGTTCTACGACTCTTTGGAGAAACGAGATGAAACTGATGAACGTACAACCGAACGCAGTAGCCGCGCCTTGGCTTGCAGTGCTGCAGGGCCTTGCAGGCGCTGCCCCATGCGCCTTTTGGCTTGCCAACGACAGCGACGCACTCTACAGCGCGCGCGAACAGATGAAGGCCGATGCCACCGAGTGGCGCCAGCATTACGCCGAGCCGATGCATGCCGTGTTTCGCGCGCCCTACTGGCTGCTGCACGCCTATGCCCACTGGTGCCGCGCCTGGGTGCCACTGCAGGAGCAATGGGACGCCGACGAGTACGACGAGGAATTCCCCTACGGCATGGACTTTCGGCGCTACCTGGGCGCGTGGATGCACAGCGTTGGCCGGCCACAGCTTGGCATGACTGATGCGGACATCGAGGCCGTGCACCACATGACCGGCGTAGCCATGCTGCCGCACGAGCTGCTGCCTGTCGGGTTCAGCGAATTTAGGCGACCCAGCGTTGAGCCGATTCGCCCACCGCTGGATGATGTGCTTTCAGCGGTGGCGCACAGCAAGTCGTAGAACGTCAATTCGGCCGCGCAACCTGCGGTGTAACACCGGCTAGAGACCTGTTACCACGCTGGGTAAGGGTCAGCGTTTCAGCGCGTCATAGATGGCTTCGCAGGCTCTCCCTGCGGCCCCGCGCTCGTCGGCTGTTGCAGCAATCCGTCGACCATCTTCCTCCAGCCTTCCGAGCACGTCGGAGAGCACAGCCCCGGCGCCGGTGGCTGCCTGGCCTCCTGGGGTAGCGGCGGTAACGCC